AAAAAATCGTAGCCAATTCCTGGCCTGTTACTCATAGCTGAAAACTCGGGTAGGCGATGTCCATAATGCTCCTCTGAACGGGAACCGGTGACTTTTTTAACACAGTATCGCGCCACATATGCAGCCGACTCAAAGCTAAAGCCAGCAATAACAGAAAAGCCAAAAGTCCAGCATCTTTCAAGAAGCGAAGACCTAAATAAATTAAATCTTCCAGCTTTATGCAGTGTCTTATCCGGAAAATCATATCCAAAAATAATCGCATGATAATGCGGTCGCTCTAATTTAGAGCCATATTCACCACAGCCGAAAAAACGAATTGAAATATCATCAACAGACAAAGCCTTACGCAAACGCTTCATAAAATCGGTGAAATGTTTACGAACGAGAGTTCCGCCTTCGGGTAAATTCTCAGGCGAATAAGTCAGGGTGATAAAACAATTGTGATCGTGCATGTGGGCTTCATGAACACAGCGGGTCGCCCAGTCACGAGAATGGGCAAGACGGCAACCGATGCACTGACCGCAAGGCAACTGAATGAATTTAGCGCCACGTGACGGCGTGAAAAAAATCTTCCCCGATGGCATCTGGTACGCGTTTAACGGACGGGTACAAGCCATGACACACCTCCATAATTCACGTATGCGCACCTTGGTGCGCATAATGTATATTTAGTTTAACAAAAACAACGACTTACGATAATTATCGTAGATCGTTACGATCAACTTTGTCAATCAAAGACGAATACCGCCACGCATCGAACGGGCTTTAAAGTTTCGCTTATGCGTCTTTGCGTACTTACGGAACGAACGACGAGAAGAACGCTTGGACATACGACGGCGAGAACGAGCCATATTACCTCCTAGGGGTTACTCGGAAAAACAGGGGGGAAGAATCCCCCCTTTGGTTTACGGACTTAGCACTATTAGAATCGCGAAAGCCAAAGCCATCAAGACCTGAAATACGACGTAACCAACTACCAATCGCATTACCTTGTCCGACAAACCCTTTCCCTTGAGAGTCATAATTAACCTTAAGTGATTGAGCACCAGTCGGTGTATTCAAATAATCAGCCAGAACCTTGTCCTGAACAGTTTGATACTGTGTTCTAATCCGCTGCGCAGAACTGAGGCCTGTCTGTGCTTCAATATTGGCACGACGAGAAGCCTCGGTCAAAACCTGCTGATTAATCAGATTCGACTGCGATCGCATGTTATCGGCACTCTGGATAGCCTGGTCAGCCTGAGCCGTTTTAAGACGCACATCAGCCGCGCTATTCGCAATCTGGTTACGTTGTAACGCAATCTGAGACTCAATGCCTTCACGGGCAACCTTTTGCTGCTCACGCTTCGTCAGAGCGTCGAACGCGGCAACGGCAGAGTTAACCGCACCAGAATAATCGGCAGGGGCAGCCTGCTGAATACCGGAAGAACTGACGGAACCAAGACCACCGGAACCATTAACGGCCAGAATCGGGTTAAGACCTGCTTTTCGCAAATCCTGTACGCGGTACTGCATACCGTTTTTGGCCAAATCCATCGTTAACTTGTTCGCCTGAGCGGCGTTCTGCTGGGCAGAGTGGGCACCAAGAAGAGAACCGGCAACGGAACCTACAGCACCTGCAATTGCTCCCCACATAATTTCACCTCATGAAAAAAAGGCCTCCGAAGAGGCCAAAGAGTTGGGTTTTAAAAATGGTCAATAAGACCGGGTACTGAATAAACTGGCATAGGCCGCACACATTTCAGGTCAAAGAATGCATCCAGAATGAACTGAGGCTCGTCCTGAACGGCCAGAACACGACTCATCGGTGGATTCTCTTCGATGAACTCCTGATTCAATGCGGGCAGAGAGTCGAACCGCTGGGCTAAATGCCACACATCGAGGGATTGCGGGTCTGTGGAACGTAATTTACCAGTAATCTGGGATGGACGATAGCGGTACTCCGCGTAACGTTCCTGATAGCCAAAGACTTCATCATCTTTAGCGTTGCCTTGCGCATAAATCTCCTTGTTAAGAATAGCCTGTTCGCCCAGGTGGGCCAGTGCAGGCCAGTAGAAATCAAAGCGGGTCTGACGGGAGAACATGCGCGGGATGCCTTGCTGATAGGTCAAATCTGCACGGACAGATACAAGACCAATGACAAAACAGTGCTCCACAAAAGAATGTGAAAAACCACGGTTAACACCACCGGAAACACCATAAGCTGCGAGGTTACCTTGTGGGCTGGCATCGGTAGTCGCAGAGTTCTGAAGAACGGGATTGATATTTATATCGAACGAACCAGAGCCAAGATACTCAGGACGCTGAACACGGGCATCAGGAGAAATGACGCCAAAATGACTGCGAATAATCTCAATGTATCGCGTACCACCGCGAGCATCACGCTCAAGCAGGCGCTGAAGCTGGAACGCCTGACGCAATGAGTTAATCGTGAGATTGTCAACAACTTCACCACCTGTCTTTTCCAAAGTAACCGGAGGTTTGCCCGGAAGGAAACCGGAAATAACGTCATAACGTCCCTGAACAGGAGATTCAGGCCAGTTAATACCATTCTGAAGGCCACCGCTCAAATAGAGACCTGTATCGGCGTCAAGACCACTACGGGCAATATAGCCCGTACCAGCAACAGTCTGGCCGCCGGCGCCATAAGACTGCGTAAAGAACGCTAAACCATCCGGATATTCCGGATAATTCAACGAGTACGACGGCGGAACGCCTAAACCAATCTCAACACCTTCGCCTTTCTGAGGCCACGGAAGGGCACTTGTGAAGTAATCATGACGCTTGGCACGCTTACGCAGCGGGAAATTTGCGAGACCTGTTTCCGTCTCATCGCCAAGCGGAAGCGGGGCGGAATTAATCAGGTTTTCGTCACGATACCACTCGTTATAAATCAGGTTATAAGCGCGGAACGGCAGGGCGCTTACGCTGATACCTTCGACACCTGTAGGAACACCAAAATAATCGGCAAGAGAGCCAACAGGGAAACCGCCAGCAGGGGCTGTAATCTGCGGAATCAAATAATCCGTAGAATCACCAGGGTTCTTCTGTTCTCCGTTGAATTTCTGCCAGTTATCCCAGACGAGGCGATAAGGTACAGAAAAATACTGAATATCCAGACGTAGATTATCCATGAAAGGAACCACGGGCGTGGAAAGACGCGCGAGAACACTCGTTTTAAGGTGGAACGTATCACCCGGCAAAGCCTCATCCAGAAACACGGGAATCAAATAACCAGCGTCAAAGGTGGTTTTATAACCAGAACTACGGTTAAAGACCGAACGCTGAATATTAGCACTCGGGATTACTGAAAAATTATGCTGACTTTTTGCATTACTAGGTACTTTACGACCGAATTTACTCATAAACCCCCCTCAGGGAATTGTTTAAATACTATACAAACCACTGTATAAACTGACACCTTTTTACAGGCTTCGTGGGAGCCGCCTGTAAGTTTCGGTGTCACCTGGCACAGTTACATCAAGTAGGGCACTGTGCCAGGCTGCAGGGTCAGGAGCCGTCTGCAGGTTTCGCGGGTTCAGAACCCGCATTTGATGCTTTATTCACATCAGCACCGGAACGCTCCCGCGGGGACGCCGGAGCAGGTTCCGACTCGCGAACCTTCGGTTCGGTCGCCGAAACCTCTCCGCCGCTCAACAATCCAAGCTCACGGGCTTTATCCCAGTTCGCCGGATCACTCATGAATTCAACGTACTGTTTAACGTTATTACCAAACATCGCGCGAGTAGCGGACGGCAGGCTATTAAAGTCGTCGTTAACGTCGTCAATTAAAGCCATTGCGTCCACATAATCGGTAATCGCGGATGCATCGTAAAATTCAGCACGTTGAGTACTGGTAAACACGGTCGTGTCTCCCGTTCTTATCGCACGCTCAACAATCTTATTGATGTCGCACTCATCGCGGAAATGCTGCTGGGTCATCGTGGGTTCTTTGAACTCGATGCCGGGCGACGGTGGCGGGTCATAGCGGGTATGGAACTTACGCTTCGATGTACGCATTTTCAGAATCCTTCAGAAAGGCCGGAGTAGCTTCACAAACATAAACACGGTCAACGCTGACCGGAATAAGCTGTTCACCCTCAAAATCAAACGAAGTTACGCGATACAACGCAAAATCAGTACGCTGCATGCGGTTACAAAACGCATGCAATTGACCTTTCGCAATACCATCATGCTGAGCCATAAACATATAAACATCAGCATTAATCAGCTTGTCGTGAAATACATAAACTGCATCAGAGTGAGCCATTTTCTAATTTCCTCATCATTCGCTGGAATTTAACCAGATTAAATTTATCTAAATCCTGCAAACGCCACGGGTCTAATACCTGAGCATTTAACTGGCGCTTTTCTTTATTTTGCTGCAACTTTTCCAAATCACAGCCTGATAATAACTTGTCATAATAGCGGGGCGGTTTTATCTGACGACCGCCACGACCAATACACGCATCTGAATTAACTATGTCATCGTAATACTCCATAAAAAAATCGTAGCCAATTCCTGGCCTGTTACTCATAGCTGAAAACTCGGGTAGGCGATGTCCATAATGCTCCTCTGAACGGGAACCGGTGACTTTTTTAACACAGTATCGCGCCACATATGCAGCCG